TTTCTTTTGTTTAGGTGTCATAGGTTTTTTCTTGGTTAGCATTTCCATCTTCTCCTTGCTTGTCTTAATCTACTGTTAGGATTTTTTGCAGCCTTTGGAAACTTCTTCATCTGTCCTGCACTTCTTGCACAGAAAGACTTTCTTCTCTTAGCTGACTTACTACCGGGTTTTACTTTGCCAGTTACAGCAGTCTTTAATTTACTTCCCGGATTATCTCTTCTATACTTAGCTACACCTGCACGTGTCATACCTGCACCAGACTTTGTAGATCTGAAGTACTTCTTTGTTTTAGGTGGTTGTTTATCCCTTTTTCTTGCCATTGTATCTTTTACTCTGATCTTTTTTTATCTCAGTTAATATTTGTGCTTGTCGCTTATGAGTTCGTGAAGCTTTGTTAAGAGCTTTAACTATCTTTCCAAGTTTTTTTGTATAGTGTGGCATTTAATTACTCTGTGCGTTTCTTTGTTTTAAGTATTCTATAATAGCTGTTTCACCTTCAGACATACTACCCATATCTCCACCCTTATTAGGATTATCAGGATACTCACCAAATTTATTAAAAAACTTTTCAACTTGCCCATCCGTATCCTCTGTAGCATTTTGATTTACAATCATAGCCATTGTTCTTGAACTAAAAAGTTGTTGAAAAAAATGTTTTACAAAAGGTGTTTGTGTTCTTCCTTTTACAAAAACATTATGAATAGCATTAATACTTGTTGGATCTGTTAAAAATTGTCTTAACACATCTGCTTGTCCTTGTCTAAATTGTCTTGCTGCAAATTCAGATAAAACATACCTAGTTGAAACAACACCTCTCACTACACCCCATACTCTGGATAGAACTGACTCAAACATCATAGGTCCGGGAATACCTGTCATAGGTTTTATACCTGTTATTGGTTGACTAACGGACATAGAAACAGTCACTAAATCATCCAACTCTTCTAAAATATTAACAGTTTCTTCAGCACCTGTCGAAACATTTTTTAATTTAACAGGATTTTTATGTAAAGCTTCAAAATAAGGTCTGTAATTATTATAACTTGATTGCAAAGCTTTTGCATCTAAGTTATCATAAAAACCACTAACTTGTTTAACACCGTTTAATTCTTTTATAGACTTACCAATTGTTTCGATTGCAGAACCTTCATCTGTTATTTTAAAAGCTTTAGAAGACAAAGCAGTAACAAAAATATCATTTAAAGATTTTTTAATAGATTCTGCTTTTTTAGCTGCTGATCCTCCTTCACTAATTTCAATATCTAATTCATGTAATAATTTAGCAATAGGTGTTTTAACTTCTTCAGGATAGTTAATAACTCTTTCTATACCATTTTTTCTTATTGTAAAATTGCTTGTTTCACCTCTTAAATTTTGACCAAATCTTTCTATTTCATTAGGATCTAAATATTCTTCTATGGCATTTATTCTAGCATCGTCTACATCTATTTTACCTGCATAGTATCTTAAACCAACATCTTGTCTATCTAACACAGTAAGAGCATCTGCAATAGCTTCGTTTCTTTTTAAAGGATCGCTTACACTTTCTGCTGAACGAATAACTCCTTCCAACATACTTGATCCTAACACTCCACCTCTTTCTTCCTTCAAAGAATCTAAATCTGCTTGTAATCTTCTAAATACATTCTCTTGTTCTTTAATAATATTTGTGCTTGTTACTGAATGAAAATCAGGTATTTTTCTTAATTCATTAAAATCTTCTTTACTTATTAGATCATATTTTTTCATATCTTCTAAAAGACGTAAATCCATTTTATTATGAAAAGCACGACCTAATACTTTATCTTCTTCACTTAAAGCACTTGCAAAAGCTCTTCTAATTGATTTTTTAAATTTAACTTTATCTTTGTTATCTAGTAAGTCATACATACTTCTTAAAGAGTTAATTGTTTCTGCATTACCTCCTTGTTCTAAAAATTTACTACCAGACATAATTGAAGGATCAATTAATGAAATAAATGTTTCATCTCCTAATGTACCTGTTTCTGAAACATCGTTAGCTAATTTTTCTTTATCATTTCTAGACATTTTAGCACGAGCATCTACACTAAAAGTTTCTTGTTGTTTTTGTAATTTTTTTTGTTTAAGCAATGCAGGTTTTCTTAAAGGCATTGCAAACCTTTTAAAAACACTTTGAGCATTTCTTAAACCATCTAATTGAACACCTAAACCATCTTTTTCTAAATCATCAAAAAAAGCAGTTAAAACATCCATCATATCTCCTGCATCTTGTTGTTGAATATTAGATTTAGAATTAAACATATCATTAAAAAATTTCATTCTTAATCTATGTATTTCTTTTAAACTTAATGAAGGTCCTAAATATTTTTCCTTTATAGAATTTAAAAAAACTTCTTCATCTGTTCCTGCAACTAAACGTGAAATATCGTTTGAAGAATCAGGATCAAGTATATGATTTTCAATCCAATTACCTATAGTTTTTCGTGCATCCACATCCATAGGATCTTTTTTAAGGGTATCAAAAGTTTTATCAAACAACCCTACTCTGTACTCTACATCAAAATCACCACCTCTGTAATTCTTTCTTGCAGTGTCGTTAATAACATCTACTTTTCTAGCTAAAGCTTCAATACCTTCTTCTGGTAATTCACGTATAGTATTCTGTCTTAACTCACTTAAAAAATATTTAAGCCTACCTGCAGATAATCCCTCTGAAAAAGTTTGTGTTTGAGCAGCTTTTTGGCTTATTAAATTTTCTAAAAGTTGTTCAGCTTTTGGTGAAGCTATCATAATGTCTTTACCTGTATCAAGATCAGTAAAAGCATTTTCGTAAGCTTTATTTACTTTTCTTTTAGAGTTAGCAAATATAGTTGAAATTAAAGCAGAGTTATCTCTATCAAAAGCTCTTTTTATATCTGCATTGCCAATGCCTTCTTCTGCTATTAATTTTCTTTTTGCCATTATAGCATTGTTTTGTAATTTTAAATCCTCTAATCCAACTGTTTTACCTTTTAAAATTGTGCTTAAATCTTGTCCAGATGCAGTTACTTTACCTGATTGACCTGCTACGGATCTTTGTGCATCTCCTAGCATATCTTTAAATTCACCCATTAAAGTATCTATTTCTTTTTCTCCTGAAGCCATTAAACGTAAATCATTTAATTCTTGTTCTATAATTTTTATGTTTATTTTTTGTTGATCTTCTAAATTACTTAATTGATTATTGATGTTTCTTTTAAATGTTTTCTTAGGTTGTAAAAAAAATCCTGCATCTAAATTACCAAGAAGAGCAGCATTTAAAGAACGTATACCCTGTAGGTTAAGAACATTATAAACCATTGGAGCAAAATTTTCTGCTGCTTCACCCATTCCTTTTTTTTCTGCACGAGATTTAACTTTATCAAATATTCTCTGAAGATTTTCTATTGATTGATAAATTGGTTGTTGTAATTCTGGTTTTTGTAATTCAATTCCTTTAACAATATCTTCATAAAAACTTATTTGTTTTTCAGATGTACCTACTATTTGTTGTTTCATTTTAAGTCTTTCTTTAGGATCTGTTATTACATTTCCCTGACTATCTTTTAAATTTCTAGGACTTAAACCTCTAGCTCTTATAAAATGATCTAACACTACTTCATCTTTTTCTCTACCTAATACTTTATCAGATAATCTACTTAATCTAAGAGGATCTGCATATTTACTTCTAAGTGCCATATTTCCGTAAGCAAGAAGATTAAAAATTATAGATCTTCCATTACCTACTAAAACAGGTGGAACAGTTAATGCAGCCAACACACCTGCTAACGGAGCTAACCAATAAGAGTTTTCTGGTGATCTTGCTTCAATGTAAGCAATAGCAACTGCTCCACCCAAAGCAGCAGAACCTTCATAGGCAAATTCACTTTTAAGTCCAAGAGCATTTCTTCTTTCAATTACATTTAATTCTTTTTCGTATTTTTCTAATCTCTTTAATTCTTTTTTAGCTGAAACAGATAAATTGTCTATACCTCTTGGTCCTAATAATTTGTATCTTTCCAAAGGAGATTTAGTTAAATTTTTTAATTCTTGATCAGTAGCTTGTGAAATAGGTTTAAGATTTTTATCAATAACAACTTTATCTGATGTACCTTTAATTTCATTAATTAATTTTTTCTGAGCATTTTTTAAAGAACCAGATGCAACAGCACCTTTTACAAATCTATATGTATATGTAAACGGTTTTAAAGCTAATCCCGGTGATACAAATTGACCTGTTAAGTTAGCTATTTTATGTGGACTTATTTTTATACTACTAAAGGGTAAAGAAATATCATCTAATTCATAATTTCTTTTTAAGTTACTTTGAAATTCTTCAGATGCTTCATCTAAATTTTCATCTATTTGTTTTATATTAAAGTACTCTTCTAAACTTTTAACTTGTTCTTGTCTATGTCCAAAAGCAGTGGAGAAACTAAAAGCATCATCAAGTTCTTTATCTTTTGTAGCTCCTGCAATTAAAGAAGCACCAACAGAAATAGGAGCATCCTTAACTAAACCTAAGTATGGAACAAATGTTAACGCTTTAGGTGCTAATTTTAAAAGTTCTGTATTCATTTCAATAGCACCTTTTGCTACATCTTTACCTAATTCTACAGCAGTTGTAGTTAAACCTGCTTCACCATAAGGTGCGGCTAAAGATTGCCCTGCTCTATAAAAAATGCTTCGATCATTGTTAACATTTTGTAAAGTTGTAGGACCTTGGTTAACACCATCATCCAATTTTTTTGCATCAGTTCCTACTAAATCTAAAATTGTAGCCATATTATCTTCCTAAATTTTGTCCTATTAATTCTTCTGTTTGCATATTTAAACCTTGAAGAAAAGTATTTTGTGCATTTGTAAAATCAAATTGTTCTATTAAAGCGTTAGCAAAAGATGGTCTTAAAGATATTCCTGAAACAAATTGAATTTCTCCATTTATTTCATAATTTCCTGAAGCTGCAGTTAATGTTTTAAACATTTCTGCTTTAATGTCTTCCATTTTTGTTATTCCTTTATCTCCTACAGCCCTTTTATATACTTGAGGAAGTAAGTTATTTATATAAATATCTCCAATTGATGCAGCTTTTTGTTCTTTGTTAGTTGTTTGATCGCTAACTATATTTTTTATTTCTGTTTGATCTATACCTAATATGTTTAAATCTTCAGGACTGTTTACCAATAAATCTCCTAATTCTTCAGGTCTATCACCAGTAAGTCCTGCTATTTTTTCTTCAGCACTCATAGTATCATTATAATTTATACTTACACTTAAAGGATCTCTTTGTTTAAGAGCTATTTTAAAAGACTCATCCATAAGTCTATCGGAAATATCTCCCAATTCCCTTTGAATACCTACTGAACCATATTCAGAATTTATTTTAGCTCTCATCATGGCTTTACCCATTTCTTGCCTAGCTAACATAATTACTCTATCAAAAGCTTCTCCTGTACCTGCACTAAATAAAGATTTATAGATTGCTTCATAGTCATTGTTAGAAATAGTTCTTCCACCACCTGCACCACCACCTTGCACCATAGATGCAGCTTGGAAAGCCATTCTAACTTTTAATGATTCTGATTCTGCTCTAAGTAAATAAATTTCTTTTGTAATTGCACCTTTTCGATAAGCTTCTAAATTATCTCTTTGATTTCTAGTGTATAATTGCATTACTTCTTTTACATTGTTTTTAAATGCACTGGTAATGTTAGGATCATTATTTGCTAAAATTTGATTAGATCTGCCAAGTATGTCTTCAAATTTGTTACCATCTGATATTTCATTTAAAGTATCTTGAATATTTTGACCATTATTAACACCCTTATCAATTAGTATATCTGCATTACCTCCTTCAAAACCTAAAGCATTTTCAAAATACTTATTTCTGTCTATAAAACCTGTAGCTTCAAAAAAACCTTTTACTTTTAAAGCAACATCAAATATTGATCCAGATACAGCTTGACCTAATGTAGCTATATTTTCTCTATTATCGCCAAAAACATCTTTTGACAGTACTCTAATTTTCTTTTGATTCTCCAATAAATCGGTTGAATTTTTAACAAACCCTTTTGCATTTTTATATGCATTATCATTATCAGCTAGTTGATTAGGCTGTAATCTTGAATTAAAAAAGTTTTCTTTTAAAGATGTTTTAAAAACATTGTTACCTTGATTAATACTTTCAGTTAAATCTCCACCATATTCCAATAAGGCATGGGAAAAAATAACTTTATCAACCATACTCATCTGATCTTCTACAGAATAAACTCCATCAGCTGCATCACTTTTTGATTTTCGTGGATCAAATGTACCTCTTATAATTTTTTCTAATTGGTCTGAGGGTAGAGTAGCAAGTTGAGAACTTAAATTTTTAAAGTTGTAATATTGTTGTGTATTATCAGATAAGTAAATAGCAGCTCCATTTAATTTAACGTGCTTATCTCCCTTTTCTGATAAATTGCCAAAATCTTTTAACATACTTAAAAAAGAAGATGAACTTTTATGTACATCAGAATTTATTGCTTCAAAAATATCTTTTTTACTAACTTTGTTTATATTTTCTAATTGTTCTTTACTTAACTCTATAGTTGTGTTAGCAGGATTTATAAACTTATGTAAAGTAAAATCTTGACCATTACTTGTATATTTACTTTCAATAAAAGTCATGTCACCATTATCATCTGTAGGAAGAAATTTTTCTAATTCTGTGTTACGTGCTTCAACAATTTCTTTAAATTTAGGATAAACTTTAAATAAATTTGCGTATGCTGAATTATCACCTGTGCTTATAAACATGGCTTCTTTACTAGTAAGACCGTTTACACCATCAACTTCAGCAGTTATTGGTGCTGTTGCTGTTGTGTATGCGTTACTAAACATACTTTCAACAATCTCAGGTTTATTATTTTGTAAAGCATATAAAAATTCTTTATTGTTTGCTTGATTTTTAAAAAAATTAAGAGTTGATGCAGCATTGTATACATCACTTTTACTATCATTATGTTTAGGAATAAGCATAATGTCTGAAGTCATTACCAACTTACCATTATCATTTACTTCAGCACCTAAAAATCCTGCAGAGTTAGGTTGATTATTTTTTAATATTAACTCTCGTTCAGCAAGGTTTTGAGTTTCGGCTTGTGATGCTATTGAAGCTGCTAATTGTTTAGATCTATTTTCTTCTGCTAATCTTGTTACTTCTAATTTTTCTCTTTCTAATTCAGCCGTTTCTCTATTAATACGTGATTGCATAAAACCTTGAGCAATACCACCCCTTCTAGCTGCACCTAATGCCCTTCCTGATATTCTGTATCTAGCCATCTTACTTTACCATAAATCCTTTGTTTTTTTGTATATCCTTTATGATTTTTTCATCTTTATCATTAGCTTGTTTTAAAAGTTCTGTGTATTCTTTTGGTTTTAATTTTTTAATTAAACTTAAAAATTCTTTATCGGATACGCTTTCTTTAGGAAAACCATTAAATACTTTTGGAGTTATTCCATTATCATTAGCTACTTTTAATATAACATTATAAGCAGGTGGTTTTAAAAGTTCAGCAACATCAGGATTTACAATACCCTCTCCAAATAATTTTAAAGTTAAACTACTTACAATTGATTCAATTGAAACACCTACATATAATAATTTAGATATTGTTTCATTTGCAACAGGATCTTCAACAGCATCCACAAAAGCATCAAAAGCTTCGTTTATATCTAATATTTCAGCAGGTTTTTCCCATTGCCATTTATTCGGTTCGTCAGTTAAACTTTGACCGGGAGTTGGAGCATCGAAAGGATCTCGTTGTAGTAATTCTGCATTAATCATTTTATAACCTATTATATTTTAGTTTTAGGACCTTGTGTTTTAACATCTGCATCAGATAAAGCTTGAAAGTATCTTTCCATTTGTTTTATTTGAGCATCCGATTTATTTTCAACAACCATTTGTTTTCGTGTTACATCTGTTAAATTATTAGCAAATTGCATTGATCTTCTATACAATCCTAAATAGTCTTCCATATTTGCTGTATTACGTGGTTTTGCTCTAGTTTGAGATTGTTGTAATATAGGTTTTCCTCTTTCCAAAGCTCTATTTTTTGCACCTTCTAATCTTTGAGCAGAAGCTAATGCCATTTCACGTTGACTACTACCACCTTTTCTACCTCCTGCCATAGCATTTCCTATTGCAAACATAGCTTGTATACCTAACATATCAATTATCCTTTACCATTAATTATACTGTTAAAAACAGTTTCTAATAAATCACCCATTAATGCACCTGTTGATGCAGCACCGTTAGCTTCTATTTCAGCTTCAAACATATCAACAGCAAATTGTTGACCAAGTATAGTCATTGCAAGATTAAAGTTACGTTGATCTACATTTTCTGAAGTACTATATGCCCAACTTGCTTCATCTCTATATTGTTGCCACATATTGTTTTGTGAAGCTGTTGTTAATCCAAGAACTGCTGCAGCGTTAACTTTATTTGCTTGATTTTGTTCTGCTGTATTAGCTGTATTTACGTTTCTTCTCCAAGAAATATTAGATTGATCTATCTGCATTCTCATTTCTGAATTAAATTTATCACGTGCATCTGATAACTTTGCATTGTATCTTACTTGAGCGTTATATTGATCTACGTTAAATTGATCTTGTGCTGCTTTTCTATCTGCATTTTGTTTTGAAACTGTAGCACCCAACGTATCATAAAATTGATTAATTTGATTCATTGAAGTTGCATTAAATTGTTCTGCAGCATTAACAGCAGATTGATTATTAAATAATCTTTGAGTGTTTGATTGAAATTCTAATACTTCTGCTTGTTGTTTATTTGAAAGATTTGCCATGTCCATTTGTAAAAAAGCTTGAGCGTTTTGCATTTCAGCCTGTTGTATGTTATTTAAATTAGCCATATCCATATTAACAATAGATGCAGCTCTTTGAACAGCCATAGCTTGTTTATTAGACACGTTTGTTAATGTCATTTGTTGTGCCATTTTAGAATCTTCTAAAGCAACAGTTTGTCCTGCAGCAAAATTAAGATTGTTTGCTTCGGTAAATTTAGAAGCATTAACAACTGCAGCTTGTTGTGCATTATTAAGTTCTTGTCCTAATATACTAGCTCTCATTTGTTTATTCAAGACTGCAGCTTGTTGTCTGTTACTTAAATTTTGCATTTCAAATGTTTGAAAAGCTCTAGCATCTTGCATAGCAACTTGTACACTACTTTCCATTGCGGCCTGAAGTATAGCTTGTCCTGCCATTGAAGAAGCACCAATACCTCTTGCCAACATCTGAGCGTTAGCTGCACGTATAGGTCCTGCTGCATATGGTGGTATTTTACCACCTTCAAAATCTTTTTCTAATAGTTTAAGTTGACCTCTTGTTGTAGCTAAGTCAGAAGGTTCTGCAGTTGCAGCTGTAATATTTAGTTGTTCTAATTCTTCTGGAGTTGCTTTAGCACCTTCAAAAGTTTCTTGTGCAGTAACTATACGACTATCAAATGCACCTACTTTTTGTGCTTGGTCTGTAGCAGCAACAAAATCAGCAGTGATAGCACCTTGTTGTCCTGTAGTTGTTCGTGTTGGTTGTCCAGTAGCAGGATCTATAGTGCCTAACGCACCAACTTGAGTAGCATCATAACTAGCAGGATCTTTACGTGTAGGTGCATCAGGTGTATCAGGTGCTTTTGCTTGATTAGTGGGTAAAGGTGGTCGATCAGGCATATAATAGCCTTGTTGATTTGGATCAAATAATTCACCTTGTTCAATTTGTTGTGCAGTTGGTTTGTACTCACCTGCACCAAGATCTACATTTCCTGCAGCTTGTTGTCCAACCACATCTCTTATTGGTTTATTTCTTTCGTCTACTGTAGCCATAGTTCTATTTATCTCGTTAATTACATCTTTAAAAGTAGTTTTTTTTTAATAGGTAGTGGTTCTTTTGGTTTTAAGGTAACAGGATTGGTAGACGGACCTATCTCAACACCTATTGATCTTAAATATTTTTCAAAAGCACTTGTTTGTGCTGTATTGGTTGTTACATATGAAATACCACCAACAGTTGTGTAACCCATTACATGACCACCTACTAGATCCATATTTTTGTAAGCGTCAGATTCTATAAAACCTTTATAATATTTACTATCTTTTAATTTTATTTCTTCTAGTTTAACTAATGGACCTCCAAGCATAGGTCTTTGACCAACAGTAGGTCGTAAAGTTACTCCATTTAATTCTTGAGATATTTGTGAAGCTATCGTTTTAGGTGGTTGTTTTTCTGGCATCAATATTTTCTTTTGTTCATCTACAAAAGCTGATAAAGCATCCCCTTGTCCTTCAGTAAAGTATTCTGCAGGTGCAGCTTCATAAATACCTTTTATTTTATAAAAATCTACACCGTATCCTTGCATTTTACTTAAATAATTTCTTTTAGCTCTTACAGGATCTTTTTTATCTAATTGTGCTTGTAATTTTTTGTTAAGATTTGAATACACTCTTCCTGAAGGATTAAATATACTAGTGCTTTTTTTACTAGAATATAAATCTTGTAGTTTAAATAAATCTTCTAAACTTGTATTAGCTGTAAAAACAGGAGCATTAGAACCTAAAAAACTAGCACTACCTGCAACTTCACTACCAAACTCTAAAGAACCTGTATATTCTATCATTTACTTCCTATTAATATCTTATCTAATTTATCTTCTAGTCTTTGCATAGCATCCATAATATTATGCATATCTTCTTTAACATCATCACGTTTGGCATACTCCTCTCGTGTTTTATTGAGGAGTATATCCAATCGTTTTACTTCCATAAACATACCACGAAACACCCATATAGCAGGTGCTATGACGAGTGTTAGTAGTCCATTCCAAAATAGTATTGGATTTACTTCCATTATCTATCTTGACTTTCTCTAAATGTTTTGTAAGCAGTTTTAATTGAATCAGTCCAAGCTGCATTTGCAATAGCTTGTACAGAAGCATCTTCACCACTTATGTCTGTTGCAGTATGTGTCCACTTATCATCAGAACCTTTTACTGAACTAAATGGTACTAAAACATGACGATGAAATGAACGAGTTAGTTCTTTCTTAGAACCATCAGACTGTTCTTCCATAATCTTTGTTGCTTTACGAACTTGTATACTCCATGTTTGTACAACTTCTATTTTATCGTATTCTATTTCTTTGGTTATATCACCTTGTGCCATATTTTTTCTCCTTTTTAGGCTTCCAACTCTAGCAATCCACTAGAGTATTCCTTTATGATGCAATGTACCAAGTAGCTACTTGAAATAATACATTACTTCCAGTTCCAACATCATCTGCATAATTTCCATTACCTTGAGCATTTGAAATATATAAATAATCAGCAGCATATGGTTGTAATGTAAACGTCTTATCAACACCACTTCCAGTAGCATTTGTTATATTTACTACAGAACCTGTTGAACCTCCATTAACACTAACATTAAAAGGCAAACCTCTGAATGCTATATTATCATTTACTAAACTTCCAGATATATCTGCTTGAAGTGATATATACACATGAACCATTCTACCTATTTTTGTATAAGTTCCAGATTGGGAATCATAACTTAACGTCAATCCAGAAGTGTTTTGATAATGTAAAGTAGGTGTAAAAGTACCTTCTTCATAGTCATCTAATGTGTTGCTATCTGTATTTGATGTTACACCAAGATTGATGCCTTTTCCTGAACCTGAAAAAAATATGTCACCAGTTTCAATATCTATATCACCAACTAAATTTATACCACTTGATTCAAACATAGCTAAAGTATTTTGACCACCATCAAGGATAAGAACACCTTTATCAGAACCACCTGAATCAGCAGCTTGAATATATAAATTATCATCTGTGTTACGTCTAAATATAGCTGCTTCACCTGCACTTGGTTTAACAACTTCATTAAACTGAATTGCATTACTAACAGTAGTTAAACCTGCGACAGCCAATGTACCACTTACATCCAAAGTACCATTAAGGTCAACAGCCGTAGCGTTTAACTCAATTTCGTCTGTTGCATTTATATCTAATACTGTAGCACTTGGTGCATTAATAGACTGACTTGCATCATTAAACTGTAAAGCCATTGTACTATTAAGTAATAAACCTGTGTCAGCTACGTGTGTTAAAGTAACATCTGAATCAGCACCAAACTTTACTACAGCAGCATCTGATTTTAATAATACATCATCACCAACAACCAAATCTTTTGCTACACCTAGACCACCATCTGTCTGTATAGAACCTGTTGTAGTAGATGTAGAGTCAGTAGTGTCATCAACAGTAACTGTACCACTATGTGTAACATTACCTGTAAACGTACCACCACTTGTAGCACTGACCATATCGGCAGTTGTAAAGATGTCATAGACTAATACAGTTACTTCATCATTGGCTACAGTCGCTGTTAGTCCTGCTATCGTGTTAGCTGTGTTTGTGTTATAGTCTGTTCCTGCTTTGAGCAACACACCATTGAGAAACACATCCATGTACACACTATCTGAAAAGGTTAGTGTAGCACCACTAGCATCTGTACCACTAACGGATGTAGCACCTGCATCAGGTGTAAATAAGAACCTTTGTCTTACACCAAATCCGTCTGTTGTTCTACCTATATATGCCATTTATTGTTCCTTATTTTATCCAAAATCTGGGTAAACCCCACCGACACCAATATAACCTGTTCCTATTTCTGAATAGTTAAGGGGAGTTGTATCAGGTTTAGTAAAAGCTAAAATTGCTGTACCTGCATTTACTTTTGGTTTAATATTTGCTGAAGCATCATTTCTACTGTTAAAATTATGAAAGGTTACACCTAAACCCATTCCATGATTTGCACCTTGTGTAAAAGGCAAACCAGTTATTTGTACAGTTCCACTATAGCTTCCAACATTAGTGATGGCAACAGAACCATTAATGTGTACCATATTACCAACTTTAACATAAGTCCAAGTGCCTGTATTTCCTGCTACACTTCCTGCTGAACCACTTGTTCCAGTTAATGTTGCTGTAAAATTTCCTTTTTCGTAATCCGTTAGTATTTCACTTTGATTACTTACACCTGTACCATTACTTGTAGCACTAAAATCTATTCCATGACCACTTGTACCAATAACAAGATTGCCGTCATTTATTGTTAAGTCACCACCACCATCTATTTTAACATCTTCATTACCATCTATTTGAAAACTTATTATTCCTGTTGCACCTGTATTACCAGTATCGGCTGAAACACTTAGTGAACCATTACTGTAGAATATTCCACCACCATTAGTGTCATCTGAATCAGTTAAAGTAAAAGATGGGTGAGGACCTTGAAGTATCATTTCATCTGGCTTTATTACTACTGTATCTGTGCCACCTACTTTAATATCAACTTGGTCATCTGTATCGGCAGTAATTGATGTGTCAGCATCAGCATCTAAAATAAGTTCATTACCATTTACATCAATAGTACTACTTGTTGTAATAGTCGTTGCAGTCAAAGCCTGTGCAGCTATTGTACTTCCTGATTGTGCAGTAAAGGTGTTTGCAGTAAACTGAAAGTCATCAGCACCTGCTATTTTAATATCAATTTGGTCATCAGTATCAGCCGATATAGATGTGTCAGCATCTGCATCAAGAATAAACTCTTGACCATTTAAGTCTGCACTTGCTCTATCTCTTGCTCTTCCCATCTACGCTTCCTCCTAATCTGTCCAAGGTGTAAATTGTCTTACACCATATTGCACAGGAATTAATTTAGTTTCACTTGTACTTGAAAATGTAACATCCTCTTGTGCAATTCCAACAATCATACAAAGTTTATCTGCTTTCATTCCAACACCTGCTGTTGAACTTGTAGTTATTCCATCACCAACAGAAATGTTACCTTTTTCTCCATTACAAATAATATGTCCATCACCTAATACTGATGCTTGATGAAGATTGTCTTTGTATGTTCCACCATCTGTTTTTACATCTCCAACTTTTTTACCATCTGGAATTGTATCATCTTCCGTGTACAGAATATCTTTATCAGCCACAGCTAACATATCACCAGAGTATGCACCAAGAACTTTTCTAGAATATGCACTTTGAGATTTTTTTACAAGATAACGTATTCCTCTTTCTTGGTCAGTTCCATCGTTATTTTTAGTATAATAAATTTTATCTATTTCAAGTAAAGTACCATAGTCATAATCATTTGATTTATCAACATCAGGCAAAGATATTTCGTGATGTGCTGTAAATGCACCATAAGTAACTGTACCACCTGAGAATGTTATAAAACCTTGAGCAGAGTTATCACCTCTTGCAACAGTAATTGCATAGTTTGTTCCTGAACCATCATCCGTACCTGTACGCACATTTAAACCATAATAGTTTGAACTATTTCCATCGTGTTGTATATCTGCTGCATAATTACCATATTCAGCGTTTTGATAAACATGAAGTGTTGAACCGGGTGATGAAGTACCAATACCAACCCTATCAGTTCCTGCATCAACGTGAAGCATAGCAGAATCATTAGCTGACTCAACTGTAAAATCTGCATCAATACCATCATCATTAAATATATGATTTCCACCAGAACTAGGATAAGTTCTAATCGCACCTGCAGGTGATACTAACATTTTTGTTGTTGCAGTTTCAGATATAGATGTTCTAAATTCTAATTGTGTTGTGTTTGCACTTGAACTAAAATCACCAGTAGAAACACACGCTATAGCACCACATATCAAATTTGCATCTGAACCAGTTGCTTCATCTGGTGCTGAAAAACTTAGAAATCCTATAATATCATTTGCTTGTATATCTGTTTCACCAGTTTGAAAACTTAATACTGGATAATTACCATCAGGCTGTGCTAGTGATTTAATTATAAATTCGCCATTACCAACAAAACTAAACTTACCACCATCACCTGCTGTTCCTGCTTCTGAAGTAGTGGAGGTATTTATTATAAGACTTGTTGCGTTATTAGAACTACTAAAATCTCCCTGTGAAACTGCTTCTATATTAACAGGAACAAGTATCGCATCAGTACCTGCACCCTCATCTGGTGCTTGAAATGCAATTCTTCCTAGTACGTCACCTGATGCAATATCAGTATCACCAGTTTGTAATGTTAACGTAGGAAAAGAATCATCAGCAGTATTTGCGTGTTTGAGAAGTAATCCAGAGTCAGCAGAATGTGTTAATGTTATTTCACTATCTGCACCAAAAGATAAAACAGCAGAATCACTTAATAACTTTACATCATCTCCAAACACAGCATCTTTAACAACTGAAAGACCACCATCAGTTTGCAACGAACCATCTGTTGTACTTGTAGCTTCTGTTGCATCATCTGTCTTTACTATACCACTTGCAGTTATTGTAGTAGCAGTTAATGCTTGTGCAGCAATAGTGCTACCTGATTGTGCTGTGAAAGTATTAGCAGTAAACTGAAAATCGTCTGCTCCACCAATCTTAATATCTATTTGGTCATCAGTATCGGCTGTGATACTTGTATCTGCATCAGCATCAAGTGTCATCTCCTTGCCGTTTTGAGCAACAGTATTTAATAATAATGGTGAAGGATTATTTCCAAAATAAGGCATTAGGTTATCTCCATAATTGAAAGTGCAACATCTGTAGCACCACTCCCTGTAACTTCTATCGTATCTGTTGTTTCAAGTACAACTTTATTACCTGATAATAATTCTAACGATGAACCTGCAGGAATAGGTGCATTGGTAATTAATTCTACTTTTTGATTTGCTTCATCATTAGCACCTGATCGACTGCCTGTATTTGTGTCAAGTGATACTGTAGATGTTATTTGAGAAGTTGTAGTATTGCCAAGTATTAATCCTAATACAATAGCTGTAACTCCTGAACCTGCTGTGTATATAACATCTGCTGATGTAACTCCTGCTTTTGTTACTACTTTAAATGTATTTGCCATTTGTTTCTCCTTATCCTAGTGCTATGGCTAATGCTGTTGCTTCATCTGCTGCAGTTGCAGTTGTGGCAACTGTACCTGCACTACTGGGTAATGTTAAAGTAATATCTGATGTAGATGAAGGACCTATCAAAGTTACTTTGTTTGTACCATTATCACTATCTTCAAAGAACTCTAAAAATCCTGCTGAAGTAGCACCATTCTTTAATTGTATACCTGCATTTGCTATTGGTGTTGTTAGTGTAGGTGTAGTTAAAGTTTTATTTGTAAGTGTTGCAGTTGATGCTGTTGAAACTAAATCAACATCACCACCTGTACTTGGTAGTGTTAAAGTGTTAGAAGCACTTTCTGAGTGTGGTGCAGCCTGTAGTGTTTGTGCGTGAGCATTACCTGACTCACAATAAAATTTTATTTGCGACCTTGAACCACCATTTTTTAAATCAATCAATCCTGATTCAATTCCAACATTACCATCTAGTAAAACTTGTCCTGAACCTTTTGGTGTTATTTTTAAACTAATATTTGTATCATCACCTGTTGCAGATAATTCAGGTGCATTACCTGTTGCAGCATTTGTTATATCAAATTGATTAACTGCAGAGGATGTAGTTTGAAATATAATCTGTTCATTACCACTTTCATCTGCAATAAAATGTGCATCATCAATAAGTATATTATGTGAGTTAGTATCAAGATTACCACCTAACTGTGGAGTTGTATCTTGTACGATTGTATTGATAGCATCTGAAGAAGCTAGTCCTGCAGTAAAGTTAGCACGAGTAATCTTTCTAATTGCACTAGCACTTGTATCATAAATTAAGAGAACATCATTACTAGCAATAGAAGTTTCAGCAGTTTGTCCTGTAATAACATTATCATTAACCATTGCAGTTTCAACTGCATCATTTGCTATTGTTACAGCACCTGTATTACTTATTGTTACGTCACCTGATACTGCTACAGGATTAAAGTTAGTACCATCTGCAACCATGATATGACCACTGGTATTTGTACCCATAGTTAGGTCATCACCTGATACAGTCAAGTCACCTGCGATTGTAACGTCAGCACCACTAAAAGTTAATGCTGTTGTTGTTCCTGATTTAATTATTAAATTACCAGATGTATTCGTTGCACTACCAAATGTTGTACCTGCATCTTTAAAGAATATATCACCACCATCTGCATCAAGTATAATATCTGTACCTGCATCAAGAGTAATATCACCTGAGTTATCAATCTCTGCAATAACAGGTGTAGTAAGTGTTTTGTTTGTTAATGTTTTTGTTGTAGCAGAAAAGTATGTATCTAAATCTGTAACAGCAACTTGCTTCATAGTTCCTGCATCGTTGTAAACAACTCTATCTGCATCTGCTACTGTAGTTGATGTAGCACTTGTATCACCATCTATAAGATTAATTTCAGTAGTTGTAGCTGTTACACCATCAAGTATGTTTAATTCATCTGTTGTAACTGTAGCACCATCAAGTATTTCTAGTTCTGCTTCAGATATACCTGCACTACCTATTGTTACTGTACCTGCAAAAGTTACATTAGCACCACTAAATGTCATAGCAGTTGTAGGAGTAGAACCTGATTTAATTACAAGTTCACCACTACTGTTTGTAAACGAACCAAAAGTAGCACTACCATTTTTAAGAGTGATATCATCACCATCTGCATCAAGAACTATATCCCCTGCTGCATCAAGTGTAATCCCACCTGCACTGGCAAGTTTGATGGCATCCACATTAGTTCCATCAGAAACAAGATCCAAATCGCCATCAGCATTACTAAAAATATGTGTACCAGTGTCCTGAAAGTATAACTTTTCAGTACCGTTAATAAGAATATCATCAGAGAATTTAAAGTAATCCTCATCTTCCATCCAAATAATAACACCATCATTACTCTCACCATCAAAAGTTACTGTAATGTCTGTACCTGAAGTACCATCACCAAGAGTTAGTGAAGTACCTAGCATTTTTGTTATAGGACCACCTTCGTTAGCAGTACCATCATGTGTATGTCCTGAACTTGCTTGAAAGGCTGCTAAGAGTTGGTTAAATTCGTCATTAGTATCGGCTGACTGTATAACGTCACCGTCAGTATACGTGGACTGTCTTGTATACGTTGCTCCCATTTATCTCCTCGCTCCTACTTGATATTCTACACCAAATCCTTTTAATGAATATGGTGCTGTTGTTCCTCTATCATTTACTCTTAGTGCTACTGCAAATCCTGAACCTTCTACTGCTTGTCGAACAAGTGGTGTTGTTGTTCCACCATATGTTGCTGTTCCATATGTAGCTGATCCATACACTGCTACAATTTTAGTAGAATCAAATGGATATGCAGCAGGTCTAGGCACATTAGAACCTTCATAGTCATACCTTAAAAATAAATCAGCACTAATAGAAGACTCAGGAGAATAACTTAGAATAACTCTTTGCATATATTTACGTATACCCGGATCATTAAAAGTTAAATCTGGACTTCTATATTTACCATTAATAGCTGTACCATCAAAGTCTTCACCTTTTTCTTGTCGATGTATATATCCATCAAATCCACCGTGAAGTGCTTTAGCATCTCCTGTATCTATAAAGGTATCTGTGCATGAAGGTTTTATTCCTTTTAATTTACTAAACTCAAAGTTTTGTCCTTTTAACACACATATTAAACCATCTGTATCTTTTTGTGCATCTACACTATTTGTAAAAAATAAACGATACTGTGTTTTATCTGGTATAACTACTGATTCAAATAAACTAGAGTTTTTTATATTTGCATCTATTTCTGGTTGCACAACTCTACTAATAGTACCAATCTCAACGTCACCAATTCTTGCTGTACCTGCAACAGTACGTAAACCATCAGGTCCTAAGAATATTAAGTCACCTGCAAATTCCTGTATTGTATCTCCGTTTACACATCCTATATCTCTTGTAACAGGTGCAACGGCAAAATCACTTAACGAACTTCCTGTTAATTTAAATATTCTATTTGCACAAAAGATAAATAAATTTTCACGGAATACTTTAAGACCAACTATTGTATCATCAACTTTAACAGATCCTGCACCACTACCTGAACTAAAAGCATCTTCATCAAAAGGTTGACTAAATACAAGTGTCTGTGGTGTACTAGACATACCTGCGTAGAACATATGTTCTCTAAAAGCTGTTACAAACTTTGCACCCTCTACAGTCGATTCAGTTACATCTGTTGCTGCAATTGAAGTGTTAAATACAGTTGGATCGTTAGCTCCGTCAACAACAATTAATTTATCATTACCATCAAAGTTAAATCTTTCAAAATTATATTTACCTGCACTTGTTCTACCTGTATCTTTTTCTGTCCAACTTTCAGATACAACATCGTCTGTAGCATGAGCTGCTGCAGTAGTAGAACTTGTTGCTCTTGTTACACCTGTAAAGGTTGTAGCTGTAACACCTGTATAGGTAAATATCTCTGAGTTAATTTGTAAAGTACCACTAGAACTAAATCCTGTTGTACTATCTACTGTAATTGTACCTGATCCTGTCATTGCTGTATCTGCTGCAATAACAGAAGGTAGCTCAGTTGATGCTGAACTAAATATCTTTGTTCCTCGTGCTGCTACTACTTTATTAGCAAACTCAGCAACCATAAGAACTTTTTCTGTTGATGCTGATGTCTGTGGTACAATATGATTTATATACTTTCTAAAACCATTTATTCTTCTGTAACCACCATTTATATCAGGTTCAAAGTTTTGCAACTCTAAAGCTTGTCCGGGTTGCATATTAAAAGTTGGTTGATTAAGAACTAACCCACCTTCACAGGAAAATGCAAAGGGTTGAGTTTGTGAAAGTTCAGGCATTAGACTGCTCTCATGTAGTTCTTACGATTTATTAATTCAACTCGCATTCTTTTAACTCCATTGTCAAAGTCTTGTTTAGCAAGTTGTGCGTTAGGGATTTCACCTCGTAAGGTGTATGCGTAATACTTTGCTTTTGATGT